AGTAACGGGGGAACAAGTCGTGGGCTTCCTATTAGCTGTTTCCTTAATTATGTACCTGATAGCAGGAATGGTTTATCAGATCACTATGATGAAAATATATGGTTGGCATCTTCGGGTGGAGGTATTGGTGGATATTGGGGTGACGTTAGGAGTAACGGTATATCTACTACTCACGGGAGTCGTTCTACTGGTTCAATTCCTTTCATACATGTAGTTGATTCACAGATGTTAGCCTTCAATCAAGGCACTACAAGACGTGGAAGCTATGCAGCTTACATGGATATATCTCACCCTGAGATTGAAGAGTTCATTAACATGCGTAAAGAATCAGGTGGAGATATTAATCGTAAGAATCTTAATCTTCACAATGGTATCAACCTTACCAATGAGTTCTTGAAAGCTGTTGAAGAAGATGCAGACTTTAGATTGATTGACCCTAAGACTAATGAGCCTACAAAGATTGTAAATGCTAGAGACTTATGGTGGCAGATCATTAATGCTAGAGCAGAGACAGGTGAGCCTTATATGATCAACATAGATACATGTAACGAAGCATTACCTAAACAACAAAAAGATTTAGGATTAGAAATTAAACAAAGCAATCTTTGTTCTGAAATTACTTTACCTACTAACGAAGAAAGAACAGCAGTGTGTTGTTTGTCTTCTGTAAACTTAGAATACTTTGATGAGTGGAGTGAGAACCCTTTGTTCATTGAAGACTTAATAACTATGTTGGATAATGTACTTCAACATTATATAGATCATGCAGTAGACACAGACAGTCTAGGAGAATACAATGCAAATTTTAAAAGGTTTCAAAAACACATTAAAGAAGGCAGGGAAGGCTTTACTAAATCTGCCTATTCGGCTTATAGAGAAAGGTCACTTGGTCTTGGTGCGATGGGATTTCATTCGTATCTCCAATCACGCAACATTCCTTTTGAAGGTATCTTCGCTACGGGCTTTAACTATAAAGCGTTTAAATATATTAAGACACAGGCAACCCGAGCTTCTGAAAGACTTGCAGAGGATCGTGGAGAAGCTCCTGATGTCAGTGGTAGTGGCAGGAGGAATGCTCATCTACTCGCTGTTGCACCTAATGCTAGTTCTAGTATTATATGTGGTGGTACTTCTCCTTCGATTGAGCCATATCGTGCTAACGTTTATACGCACAAAACTCTCAGTGGTTCTTTCCAAGTTAAGAACAAATACTTAGAAGAAGTCTTACAAGACAAAGGGTTAAAGAAAGATGAGTTGACTGCTTTGTGGAAAGACATTGCAGGTAACGAAGGTTCAGTACAGCACCTTGATATTCTTACAGATGATGAGAAAGAAATATTTAAGACTGCTAATGAAATAGATCAGATATGGATTGTTGAACATGCATCTAAACGTCAAGAGTTTATTTGTCAAGCACAATCAGTTAATCTATTCTTTACCCTTCCTAAAGCTACAGAGCCACAGGAAGTACATGATGAGTACATGCAGTACGTCAATGATGTACACTGGTATGGTATGAACAAACTTAAATCTTTATACTACTTTAGAACTAATGCTGCTCGTAATGCAGAGAACGTAAACATTAAAGTTCAGCGTATTAAGTTAGACGATGCTGAATGTATAGCGTGTGAGGGATAAATGAAACAATCAGAATTTGATAACGTGTTTAGCCAAAAGTTTATGGGCTTTACAAGTAGAATGTGGTTAGATTATTGCGATGAACATAAAGACCCATTTTCAAAAACAAAAGATTACGCAGGATACGTAATTGAAAATTTTAAATATTTAGTTAAAAAATTTAACAAGGAGAACCAATGAGTTTATTAGATACAAGAGATTACTACAAACCTTTTGACAACCCGTGGATGTTTGACTACTACGTGTTACAAAATCAAATGCACTGGATGCCGGAGTCAGTGCCCCTACATACAGACGTAAAGGATTGGCAAGAGTTAGACCCCAAAGAAAAAAACTTACTAACACAAATCTTTAGATTGTTTACTCAATCAGATGTTGATGTCGGTGCAGGTTATGTTGATAGATACATGCGTATCTTTAGAAAACCTGAAGCTAGAATGATGATGGGGTCTTTTGCAAACATGGAGTCTATCCATCAACATGCATACAGTTTGTTATTAGATACAGTGGGTATGCCTGAGATAGAGTACAAAGCTTTTGCCGAGTACGAAGAGATGGCAGACAAACATGAGTATGTTCACAAGATTAAAACAACTAAGTCTGATAAGAAAAGTATTGCAAAAACTTTAGCAGTCTATTCAGCCTTTACAGAAGGACTGCAGTTGTTTAGTAGCTTTGCAATCTTGTTAAACTTCCCACGCTTTGGTCGTATGAAAGGTATGGGGCAGATAGTTACTTACTCTATACGTGATGAGTCTATGCACGTTGAAGCTATGACTAAATTGTTTAGAGAATTTATCCAAGAAAACATAGAGATATGGACAGATGATTTTAAAGCAGAACTCTATGAGATTTGTAGACAAATGGTAACACTAGAAGACAAGTTCTTAGACTTAGTGTTTGACATGGGAGACCTTGAAGGTCTTACCAAGAAAGATATGTATGCTTACAATAGATACATAGCAGATAGAAGATTGTTACAGCTTGGTCTTAAAACAAACTATGACCAACGTGAGAATCCTTTAGGTTGGTTAGATGAAGTGATGGGTGTTGAACATCAGAACTTCTTTGAAGGTCGTGCTACTTCTTATATGAAAGCAGGACTACGTGG